GTGCTGCAATAAGGATTGTTTGATCAGGCATAAACATTGCGTACCATAATAGGTATCCAGCTGCTGCCGTTGATTTACCCATCTGTCTACTTACAAGTGCAATACTGTATCTATTATCGTGATATGTATTTACTAAGTCTTTTTGATAATCAAATAGATCAAATCTTACACGACCCTTTGTTGGGTGTTGTATCCAACAAAAGTTAATCATAAAGTATTTTGGATCTTCAGCACACTTGGCTAGTTCCAAAAGTTGTTCTTCAGTAAACTTTTCTCGTTGATATGGGGTTTTTGTTAATTTAGTATCTGCTGTACTCATACTACTATTTAGTAAAGAAAAACGGCGTAGTTAATTAAAACTACACCGTTTCGCTTTTCACCGGGGGAGGTTAAACTCTTATTGTTCTTTTTTTGTTTTATAGGCTTCTTTGAGCTCTTCTACTGTATGCTCTTTAAGTCCTACTTTCATGTCTTCTGCATCTAAATAACGTTTTAGGCTTAGGTTTACATTTTGTGCCCAATCATACGCATCACCGTGTGAGGTAGATTCTTCTTCAGCTGCACCATCTGGCGTATTTGCCCATTCGTTCAATTTCTTTTGAATTGCTTCTTCACTTAAACCTGAATTTTTCATTATGTTAACTAACTGCGTAGTATCCATTGTTGGAGACTCTTCTAATTCTTCTAGGTCGTCATCAGCTACTGCAACTTCTTCAAGTTCTTCTGCTTCGTCAACTTCGTCATCTTCGTCATCTTTTTTACCACCTTTAGAAGCTAACATTTTTGCAAATGCGGCCTTTTGTGCTGGACTCTGTGCTTCTTCAAGTTCTTCTGCTTCGTCAACTTTTTTGTCTTTAATTGCTTTTTTCATTGGCTCGTCTTTATCGCCATCTTTATCAACGTCTAAAAAGTCTGGTTTTGCTTTAGCTTCTTCAAGTTCTGTTTCGGCTACCCAATGGTCTCCTGATGCGTCATGTGAATCATGTGTACATTCACAACCTTCTACTGGCTGATCAATTGTACATCCACAATCTCCGCATACACCTGTTGCTTCTTCAATTGGTGCTTCTGCAGCTTCATCATAGCTGTTCATGTCGTTGTGTTGTTTAAAGTCTTTAACAAAATCTTGTAACACGTCACCGCTTAGGTATCTAACTAGTTCGTTAAACACTGGATGCTCTGCACACTCTAATTCATCACATAGTTCCCAAATACCTTCTGCTGACTCACCAACTGCTTCTTGTGCTACTGGCTTCATTTCTCTTTCGGTTGCTACTACTTCTGTTGCTGGAGCTGGGCTCTGGGGTGCTTGGCCAGCAAGTTTTAAAATTCTGTCTAGATCACTCATTGCCTTTTTCCTTTTCTTTGCGGAGTTTAAGCAACTCCTTGATTAAATTAGCGTTATATTTGTCGCCTACTAAGTCTTCGCTTTTTGCGTCAACTGGAGTTTCTTCAGGTGTACTATCTACATCTGTTTCGTTATCGCCTTTTACTTTAAAGACACCATCTTTTAAACCCAACATGTTTCCTATCTCAGTTTGTACTTGAGAAGGTGTTGTGATTAACTTTGTTTCAAATTCGTATGAATAAACTTCATATCCTCTATGTTGAGGGAAGTCTCTTGGTGTACTTTGTAGTATGGTCTTCTTCTCAGCACTGAGTCCGTTCGAGTCATATTTCATTAAGTGCTTCTCGATGCGATCACACTGTTCATCAGTTAACTGATGTACGGTTTTAATACAGAAATTCCAAGTTTTGTTGGATTCTGTTAAATATTGTGTAAATGATTTCATAAAGTCTTCTCCATAATACTATTTATCATCGTTCTTCATTTTATTCATGATTTCGTTAAGTAACTCAGATCTACTACCAATAATACGTCCTGATACTTCTTCTGTGTCATCATCTGCTCCAAGTTTATCTTTTACATAGGCATCTGTTTTCTTTTCTTCTTGGTCAATTCTGCGTTGGCGCATCTGTAACTCGATCATTTTTAATTTTTTATCCATTTTGGCTTGTTTTGCTTGTAACGCAGCTCCTAACATCTTACTTGCACTGTCAAATATTGGTGCAGCATGTCGGTCTTCTACATTCTTACCAAGATCACATAGATCTTCAAATGTTTGCATAGCTTTTGTCGCATAGTCATCCATTTCTTTGTCAAGTTGTTCCATTCCTGTTACCATTGGCAATGCTGCGTCAGCACGTTCTGCAATAGACAGGTTATGTTTGTATTGTACTATTTGTTTTTCAGTTTCTTCTACTGTAGGCTCAACAACTTCTTCAGCTTCTACATCTGGCATTAATTCTTCAATTGAAGGAAGGTTAAATTCTTCTTCTAATGCAGTTAATTTTTTTGTCATAGTTTCCTCTTTTTAGTATTTATGCCAGCTTACCGAAAGCCCATTTGCGTTCTTTGCACCACCAACATTTACCACAGTGTTCTGAAAATGTTTCGTCAAATTCAAATGATTCACAGCTTCTAGTTAATGCAAACAATGTATCAGTTAAATTATACTTGTTATATAACTCTGCTACTACCTTTTTGTCTTTATCAGCAAATGGTCTATTGTTTTTAAAAACATCTGGTTCTATATTATATTGTCTAACTGGAACTGCAACATCTTTATCTCTGGCAGTATCTCTGCCAGTATTAAGCCAATGTGATCTATCAGTTACTGATGGATTTGCTGTAATTCCCATCCATTGCATAGCAGTGTTATTGTGCATTTTTTCTGCTATTACTGCTATAGCGTTAGCATATGCATCAGCATTAAGATCTACACCATTTTCATCAGCTCCATCTGCAATGCCTGGGACTGGAAAACATTCATTTGAATGATGTTCATACTCTCCTAATGGGTATATATTATCAATAAACTCTACAACTTGTTTTGCAAAAATAAATTGATAAGGTTTAAGTGTTGCTACTGTACTTACAATTTTAAAATTAATATTAGGGTTGTATTCTTGTCTGTATTTTGCTAAAAGAAACATAAGTATTGAGCTATCTGCTCCACCTGACATTTTTACAATTACATCTCTACTTCCAGGAATATATATTTTAATATCTCCTTGACTAGTAGGAACTGTCATTGTTAGTTCTTCTTGTGTCATGCTAACTTACCAAATGCCCAGTTGCGTTCTCTGCACCACCAACATCTGCCACAATGGGTTGAGAATGTTTCATCAAACTTAAATGATTCACAACTTCTAGTTAGTGGAAACAATGTGTCAGTTACATTATATGTATCAAATAGATCTGATACTGCTTTTTTATCATATTGTGCAAATGGTCTATTAAATTTAAATACATTAGGTTCTAATAGTACTTCTCCAGTAGGTACTGCAACCTCTGTATCTCTTTCAAAATCTCTACCATCATCAAACTTATGTAATTTCATTTCTTCTATTGATGGATTTGCAGTAATACCCATGTATTGCACTGAATCAGGCTTGTGTAACTTTTGTGCTAAATTTTGTATGTCTAATGCCCATTGGTCTGAATTAAGGTCTATGCCATTTTCATCAGGACCGTCAGGTACACCATCTAGTGGTACACAATCATTAGTATGGTGTTCATACTCTCCTAATGGATATATATCATTGATGAATTCTAATACTTGTTTTGCAAATATATACTGGTAAGGTTTGGCTGTGGATATTGTAGTTACAATTTTAAATTTAAGCTCTGGATTAATCTCTTGTCTGTATTTGGCTAACAGAAGCATAAGTATTGAACTATCTGCTCCGCCTGACATTTTTACAATTACATCTCTACTTCCAGGAATATATATCTCAATGTTACCTTGACCAGTAGGCACTGTCATTGTTAGTTCTTCTTGCGTCATTATTTTCTCTTTTTTGGTGATCGCTTAGGTTTATTAAATATTTGATGTTCGGTAATAACTCTAAATCCCATACCTTGAGATTTGCACCATGCTCTGGCTGATTCCCATTTTGCATGATTAACTACTGCTGCGGCTTTATCCATTTGAGTTTTTGCTTCTGCTAATGTTTGCTTTGCTGGTTTAATTTCCACCATCTCTGCATGATTGCCACCTTTGGCATCTTTGTATACTAACAGTAAATCAGGAACATATGTTGAGTTCTTACCAGTTAACGGATTTCTATATGGTATTCTATGTGTTTCACTGCCCCATCCTAATACTGCTGGATGATTATCACACATGCGAAATACTGCTAATTCCCATCCGCTTCTATAACGTGGTGCTTTTTTACCTAAGTATTTAGCTGGGTTAGAAACCTCATATATGCCTTGCATATAATTTCTAGGCATTTAGGCCTCCTAACTTGATTCGATTGCAGTGATGTCTTCCATATTGTATCCTTCATACATAAGTGTCAATCTATATTGCACTAAGCTGCTGTCTGCATAATCTAGTGTATCAGCATCTATACTAGTAATGATTGGATTAAAGACTGTTATTAAGTTAGTTGACTGATTGTCTCGTCTAACAATGTGGAGTGTTTTTATAAAATTACGGTTTGCATTTAATTTAAATCCAAGTGGAGCAGAAAAGGTGTTGTTGCCATCCGTCATATTCATTGGACCTGCAAAATAATAGTTAGAATATTCTTTTAAGAAAGTTTGTATAGTTGAAGGAGAGTGTGTATCGTATGCAACTATTGTAATTGGTGAATATT